GTCAGCGTTGTGGCCTGATGAAAAGCTTAAGAAAATCATGCGACCACCAGAGCCAGTAAAGGTTGGAACAATCCCTGTAACAGTTCCATCGGCAACTGCTTTGACTGGTGTGCCAGTACCAACTGCATAATCAATGCCAGGGTTTAGGGCTGGCTTGGCTCGGTTCTTGTGTCCCTCGAAGGTGTCAGAGATACTGCCACCATCTACCGGTCTAATCCAAGTAGTCATTATTTTCCTATCGTTGCGGCTATCAAGCCAATGATTGCGATTGCTGATCCTGTTAGTCCGCTGTAGGCGATACGCTCAATCCAAGCGAGCCTGGCAAGGGTTAGTTCTACTTCCCTAATGCGCTCAGGCACATCATCAAGGTGATCTAGTTTCTGTAAGACCTTGACAAGAATCTCACCATGTTCAAGTTGTTTCTTGTAAATGTCAGCTTGGGTGATGCGGACTGTGGTTGTTTCCTCAGCCATTATGCTTCAGGCTCCGAGAAGTCTGCGAGTTCCCAATCTAGGTCAGCTTCGTTCCAGTAGTAGGTAAAGCCGTCAGTTGGGTAAGGCACCGGTGCTTCCCAACGGCAAGTGTCCTCGTCAAGTATCCAAGAGTCAAAAGACTTAGGTGAGATAAAGGCATCGCGCTCAGGATCGTAGGTGTAGCCCTGACCTGCGTAGTTCTTTCTAATGGTTCCGTTATAGCTTGTTCTTTTGCAGACTTGACCTCTAAAGTTGCCATACCAAGTTTCAGGGTCAAGGCCCTCGATTAGCTCAGTTTCGTCAATACCAGTAATGACCTCTGTGACTATGTTGTCACTATCTAAAAAAGCGTAATGTGCCATTATGCAAAGCTCACATTTCCAGTACCAGAAGTTAGTGTAGTTACACTGTCATCTCCAGCAAATGCTGTTGAACCAGTTAGTCCTGCACCGATTGTAATTGTGTAGCTCGATGGATATCTAAGTATTACTACACCAGAACCACCGTTTCCACCAGCTTGTGCTCCACCAGCGTTACCACCACCACCACCACCGCCACCTGTGTTTGAGGTTCCTGCTATACCTGGACTACCAGCATTTCCACCACCACCAGCACCACCAAGACCATTTGTTGTTCCACCCCCCGATTGAATCGCGCCGCCACCACCGCCACCACGAGTTACTGATGTTCCAGTAATTGATGAAGCAACTCCAGTACCACCATCACCACCATTTGTAGCTGTGGCATTTCCCCCAAGCGCACCAGCTCCACCGCCACCACCTGAGTTAAGTGGGCCACCAATACCACCATCTCCGCCCTTAAATCCTTGGTTGGCAGTGCCATTAGCACCAGTTTTTGAAGTGCCAGCTAGTGCTTGTCCGTAACCACCACCACCAGATCCACCGACTGCTGCCGAGTTGGTCGAGCCAGCACCTTTACCACCACCGGTGCTAGTTGTTGTGTTAAAAACTGAGTTGAATCCATTTGTAGCTAACGCGCTGTAACCAGTTCCGCCTGTACCACCGGCACCAACAGTTACTGTGTAGTTTGTTCCTGTGACAAGTGTTTGTGCGGCCTCGGCAGCAGAGCCACCACCCGAGTTTTCACCAGTCCTATTAGACCTATATCCACCAGCTCCACCACCAGCAGCGCGGTCAAAATCACCACCACCACCGCCAGCGATCACAAGGTATTGGAGAGCCAAAGCTCCACGACTAAACAGGATGCCAAGAGGAATTGACATGAGCTAGACCGCTGCTATGTTGCCGATAACGCGATAAGAGTTTGAAGCTAAACAAACGACAGATACAGCTCCGTATTGCTGGTTCATTCTGTATGCAGTTCCGGCAGTTCCAGCACCATTCAAAGTAACTGCTGTGCCATCACGAGTAATTGTGACAGTACCTGCACCCTCTCGAATAATGTCTACGCGCTCGCCAGCTTCAAAAGCGGTGGCGGTTCCAAAGGTGACAGTGACTGAACCTGCTGAGTTAATAACTAGGGTCTTGTAGCGATCAGCAGCAGCCACAGTTAGGGAAGCTGTTGAGCTTGTAAGAGTTACCTCGTTAGATAAGTAGGTGTTGACATCGGCAGCCGCTAGGACCTCACCGGCGGTAAATACTTTTCTTGGCATTGTTTTCCTTAGTTGTGTTGTTAGTAGTTTAGCAGTTAGTAACTTAGGCGGTCATCGTCAAGGACACCGAATACAGGGTCATCAAGGACAAAGATACCAAAGTCCAAACGCTCTAGCGATAGGTTTATACGCTTCTCGTTGTTCTGCCAATCATGGCTAATACCGATTACTCGGACATACTGCTCAATGGCTGGGGGAATCCCTGATGGGGTGAACCTAACCTGGACAATGTTGCCAATCTCTAGGTCTAGCACCTCATTTTGCTGTGCCTCAGTTAGGACATCAAGCACAACTGACAGGCTTTCAAATCGGTACTGAGGGTCTTTGAATCTAGCCAGCAAGAACTCAGCTAAAGACTGAAGGTCACTTGCCGAGTTAGTTAGTAGCCCTTGAACGCTGTATGACCTAGCTCCATAAGTTTCTTGCGAGGCTATGTCCTCGGCAGTAGCTTCATCTGGGAATGTAGGAAAGTCGTTGCTAATAACAATGCGGTTAAATAGCTGCTCTGATCCATAGACCACGCCTAGCTCGGCAAAAGGAACAGTAGTGTAACCCTCTATTGGGCCTTGGTCGGTAAAGATTAGGTCAATGTTGCCTGGTGGTCTATTTCTTTCTTGGAATACAAACTTGTTGTCTTTAGATACAAATACCTCACCAGCTTCACTAGTTGCGATTAGCTGGAGATAGCTGATTGCTTGTGTGCCTTCAGCTATGTCGGTATCGGAAAGCTCGGTGTTACCGGTGTCAATGCTTCTTGCATCAGCGGGCCAAGCCACTTCTGGTAAGTCAAGGATGCGCGTGACTCTAGCACCCGATAGCTCAACATTTGGAGAGACCTCTGGCAAGTTGTTTATTGTTAGGTTGCTAAGACCATCAGTAGCCTGAAAGCTAACAACTGATCGGCTGCCAGGTTCATAGGCAATGTCAAGGTCGTCAACATACCCATAAATAACTGGGTAGCCATTACAGCTAATTCTTATCTCTTTACCAGGAACAAGCTCACCAAAGTAAAAGCCAGCTGAGTAGAGTGGGTCAAACAAGCGGTCAAAGTTATCTACAATGATGTTTAGGTTACCTGCGTCAATGCGGTCTAGGGCTTGGTTCTTACCTCTCGATGTAGTGGCGGATACAAGCCTGTCGGTAATGTCAAAGAATCTGTCGCCACTTAGGGTGTAAAGAGTGTTGTCTAATACCCCTCGAACTGGGTCATCAAGTAAAAAGGTGTTTGGATCTCTTGCTCCAAGATTTACACCAAGCTCAATCTTGACGACTGGGGCTGGCATTATGCGCCCTGCCAGACAGCACCAGATGTGCGCTCGTAGGACTTGATAGCGTCAACGATTGCTTTACCGATTGTAGGTCCAGAGCCAACCCCACCATTTACCTCTATGTTGTAGGTGTTTGCGACTGTTGGGTTATTGAAGGCTGAGTTTACGCCCGACCCTGCGATACCTGATGCCAAGTTGCCAAACTCACCATAAGCAGAATTGAGCTGGCTAACAAACGCACTACCGCCACCGACTAAGGCAGCAGCTAGTTGAGAACCTGCCATTGGTCCTGCACCAATAACCTGTTGCAGTAGAGCAGGGTTCAAACCTAGACCGGCGAGCTTGCTTATGTTTTGAGCAAAGCCCTTGGTCTTTTCTAGTAGCTTTCCAATGTTTCTGGTAATCGAGTTGATTGAGTTACCCAAAGTAGGCAGGTTGAAGCTAGATAAGATTGACTCTTTGATTTGCCCAAATAATGACTTGACCGCGTTGTTGAATGACTCAAAGGCAGATAGCCGTTGGTCTAGTATCCCTGATTCTTGATTAGCTGCTTGCTGCTGTGATGTAATTAGCTGATTTAGAGAATCGTTTATGCTAGCCGGACCAGCACCACCGCCAGCAGCATCAAGCATCGCCTGAATGTTTGGCATAGTAAAACCAGTCGAGCGAGAACCAATAAGCCCAGCGCGTCTGTTTTGATCTCTTAGAGCATTTCGCCTATTTCTGTTGGCAGCGTCATTAGAAGTTGCCTTGTTACTAGCAGCGTGGAATAGCTCGGCAGCATCGCTAGCGTCAAGTAACGCAAAGACAATCTGCTTGATTACATTTAGGTAAGGGGAGAATAAGGCAGCAGCGTTAGCAACTGCAATGGTGTCAGTTTCAAACTGCCCCAAAGAAGGCAAGGTTTGTTCAATAGCCGTCTTGGTTTTGTTGTACTGATCTGTCATCACAATAAGTCCGGCAATAACAGCCACAAAAGGAATCAGCTTCATAGCCTGACTTAGTAGGTTAGTTGCGATAGTTGCTATTGTGGTTCCAGTTGCAAGCTGAGCTGTAAACCAAGCCTGTAAAGCAATAGCGGTTTTGACAATGCCAGAGGCTACTGCCATCAGCTTGAAGGCTGTGTTCAGAAGAAAGACTGCGGCAATTACCTTAGCGATAGTTTCAGCGTTTGCTACAAGGAAAGTAGTAAAGTCAAGAACTGCCTGAATAAGCGATTTCCAGTCAATAGATGCGATAGCCGCCTTTAGCTTTTCACCAATTTCAGTTGCCATTTCCTTGATGACCGGCATTGCCTCAGTAATGACAGGGATGAGCATCAGCCCAATGTCTTTGGTTAGGTTCTCAAAGTCGCTACTGATTGTCTTTAGTTGGTTACCAAGAGTGTCGCCATACTTTACAAAGTCACCCTGCTGAACTGTTGTCTGAGCAAGAATGGCACTGTATGAGGCCATCATCTTTTGCTGTGTGCTTAGTGGACCTGAGCCGTTGTAGATACCCATGTTTAGGGCTTCGGCCTTTAGCCTGGCATCGTCTAGGAATACACCAAACTTTCTAAGTGGCTCAGCTTGTCCCATCAGACCAGATTGAATAGCAGCTAGGGCTTCCTCTGTTGGCACATCGTTGAACGATCCAAGGTCACCAGCAAGCTGAACCATTGTGGTCGAGAACTTGGCAGCTTCCTCAGCACCAAGACCTGCACCAGTAGCAAACAAGCCAAATGTCTTAGAGGCTTGTAGTGCTTCAGTTGCGCTTATACCAGCGGACTTAGAGGCTTGCTCGGCAAAGGCTTGCACTGAGCCAGCAGCGTCTTTGAATACCTGATTGACACCCTCGAACTCAGCCTCAAAGTTAGAGGCAGACATAACAGCTTTACCCAGAAGGCCAGTAGCTGCAACAATTCCAGCACCAACAACAGCAAAGTTTCTACCCAGTGAACCAATAGAACTTTGTAAGCCAGCAAAGGCAGCGTTGGCTTGCCTCAGACCTTTCGGGTCAAAGCTGGTAAGAATTGGAATCTTAATTGCCATTACATAATCCTAATTTTCTGATTGATTCTCTCTGTGTAGCTTTCGACTGTTTTGAGCATTGCACTTGCAAGGCCCTCAACCTTGCCAGCTAGAGCAGGGTAAACATAGCGAGAAGGAACGCCACCAAGGTTATCCATCATGCCCTTACCCTGACCGGTAATCCGATAGCTAAATGGAGCTGAGTTGCCTCGGCGTACTACAGCTCTTGACCTTGTGGGGTTTTGTCTGCCTGAGCCACCCCTGCGACCTATGCCTTTGTATTCATAAGGCAAGCGTGGACCATGAACCATTTGCTTTCTACCTGCCATGTCAGCTATTTCAAGACCAGCAGCTAGACCAGGTGATGCAACCTCAATCTTGACTAGCGAAATGTCATTTCCGTATTTAGAGCTTCTTAGGTCCAAGGAAGCCTTTACTTTAGCTCCTGCGTATCGAGTGCGACCATAGTGATTCATACCCGATAGGGGTGCGCTAGCCGGAATCCTTGATCTAATAGCTGAAACTGCTGGCTCGGTAAGCTGAACGATGTCTTTTCTAAGAGCTGTTAGTGAACCTGGCTGGACAGCATCAAGTAGTTGCAAGGTTTCCCTTACACCTTGAACTTTGATTGGGTCAATCACTAAAGACTCCTAGATTGGATAACTCTTATAATTCTACCCAAAAGAAAAACCCCCTTTCGGGGGCTTATCTTTTTGGAGATTGGCTTTGGTTTCTAGAAATCAGATACCGGCTTATCGTCCACAACATTCGTTCATCTAACTTCATTAGCTCAAGTGGGCTAATGCCGGACTCGACAGCTAGTGATGCGATGTACCAATGTGCGGATTGGTCACCTAGGCCTTTGATGCTTTTGGGTCTTCAGCGGCAGAAATAGTTTCTACCTCATCCACCCACTCATCAAAAGTCTTAGCGGTTGACTTTGTGCGTACTTCACTTGCCCAAGCCAGAAACAAGAGGTGAGTTATCTTGAGGTCTTTTTCTAGGTTTGCAATGGAGATGTTGAAATTGCTCTCAAACTTCACCATGTCAGATGCTAGACAAGTAACCTCTTTAGGCTCACCTGGCTTGTTGCTGAACTCTACTCGTAGGTTTATTTTCATGGGGTTAGCTTAGCAGATTACGCTGCTGGTGCGGTTCCGCGAACGACCTCACCGGATACCGGCCAAGTCACTGATAGCGTGGCTAAATCGCCAACGGCTCCTGCGAATGGCTGGTACTGAGTGACTAGAGCGTCAAAGCGGTACTCAGGGTTTGTAGCGGTTACAGTTCCAGAGGTAGGTGCAATCTTAACTGCTACTGTTTGACCCATAAGTGGGAACAATAGAGCGTCAACTGCGCCAGCACCGAAGTCTTGGTGGAAGTCTAGGGATACAGATGCATCCTTTAGTCCACCGATACGAGTGCGGTATGAAGAACCGAAAGCAGTTGTTTCAACTTCATCGGTTGTAATGTCCAAGGTTACTGAGGCAATCGAGCTGCTTAGAACAGCAGTGCCAATGGTGACCTTGTAGTCTTGTGCATAAAACTTAGCCAATTTATTTCTCCTAGTTTGCTATGACTGTGACTGTAAAGTCAGCAGCCAGGTATGTGGTGTCGCTAATTGTCAATGAACCAACTGAGTCCATAGACACAACTCGGCAGTCGTAGGCATATCCACCAAGAGTCTTATCTGATTCTATAGCATTTTTGACACTGTTTGCGCCTGGCGAAATGTAGCCATCTAGCTTGCGCTGGG